TCTAAGCATTTTAAGACCATCAGTGTCTAAAATTTTAGGAGCTTTACCTAATGAGTACAATTTCCAAACTGAAAGGTCAAGCATAAATGCTTTGTTACCTGGACAATTAGCATCAGGAACAACTTTAATTGGTCCACGAGGTCCGTTAATTACAACTCCTCTAAAACCGATTTCAGCGTTCGCTTTTAAATCGATGTATTGAACTTTGCTTCCTAATGCATTTTCTAATTCTGCAAATTTAGCATAGTTAACAAAACAGTAATTTGGTTTTCCACCTTCACGAGCAACACGAGAAGCTGCTTTTATCAAAACTTCCTCAATCGGTTGGTTCGTACCATCAACTCGAATACCTGCTAAACGCGAAGTATCTACTGAACGGTCAACTGAGAAGAAATTATCTCCGCCTGTAGGTGCAGAAGCTGGTAACCATGCTTGTAAACCCTTAAGACGTTGGCCATAATCACCTTCACGGAAAATATAATCGTTCACAGCGCCTACAGCTGACAAAGTCGCCATAGAAGGAGAAACGGTTACAGTTCCTAAATCACGGTTAACACCTGTTACTGTGATTGTTCCTGTTTTAACAGTACCGCCACCATTTGCAGTAGAAAGTACTAGTTTTTGTCCAACTTCGAAATTAGTAACTGATTCAATATCAGATAATGTTATCAAAGTCGTAACGCCAGAAGTTGCAGACAATTGACCTAAAGAACCTGAACCAGTTCCATACAAATCAATCGCTAATGAACGAGCTGCCTGATGTAAGCTACCGTCGATTTCAACAGTAAGTGCTTCCATGAAAGCATTGGCATCACCTTTAGATGCATCAATTGTTTCATTGTCTATAGATGCTAGCGTAAAACTTTTTGCTCTTGTTAAAACGAAATCTTTAATTTGAGAATTCGTTTTATTTGCTTGCGCTGTAGCAAATGCAGCGCTGGTGCCTTGCGGATTCAAGGCTGTTATCGTAAGGGCTTTTTATCCCCTACTTCCAATAATTTCGTTTCTTATTGGTTCAGCATATATTTTCATAATAATAAATTATCATGTGGGCGGCTCTTGGTCAAATTTATATTGACTATGCGTTACAAACCGTCTCATCTTAAGACTGGCTCTCGGTATTAGCATTTCAGCTTTCACCGATACACGCCCATTTTGTTACGGCAATCCTTACTTACCGTAGATTATCGGAATTGGCAAATTTTTGCCTCCGAAATTTTCGTATTTGCTAATCATTGCCAACAATGGATTGTCAGCATATACCATGTTCTGAACTGTTTGGTCTGTATAATGCGCTTTAAGTGCGCTTGCAAATGATACCATGTCTAATGCCATAGTAATTTCCTTTTCTTGAGTTTCTTAAACTCTGTTATTTTTTTGTTAATGTTAACATTATTGCTAACATTTATTTTTTGAGAATTTAACGCAAGCATTAATCCTCTATAAATCTGAGCATACTTGCTGCCCTCGCTTTCGATTCCTCCACACTTAGCTTTCTCTCACCCGAATTTGGCACCTCGGCTGACATGGTGTTCGACAATGTTGGCGTTGTCTTTTTTTCTTCGCTTTTTTTAGGCGCTTGTTTCGCCTTTTTCGCTTCATACTTTTTGTTCACATCCTCCTCTAAATAAGCCTCAGTCCACTTTGCCGCTTCCTCATATGTTAATAATTTAACATTTTGTGGTTGCGTTCCCGATTTAACTTGTGCAGCATAATGCTCTTGCATTACTTCAAACACAGTATCGTAAGCGTCATTTAACTTAATTAGGTCATAGTCATCAGATTTATCTACAAAATCCTTTAACTCGGTTTTAATTGTTGTAATTGTTTTATTATAATTCTCTTCTTCAAATTTTTTAGATTTCTCTAATTCTTCAGCTTCTTTAGCTGCGAGTTTATCCTCAAGAGCTTTTAGCTTTGCTTCAAAATTACGCTCAAGTTCGCTAGTAGTTTTTTTCAATTTAACTTCATCTGAAGGATTCAATTCGTCTAAAAGCATGTCAGAAATTTCTTCAGCAGTATATCCCTTTTCAAATAAGAACTTAAGGCCTGATTTTTTATCAACTTTGATTTTCTCTTCAAGTTCTTCATAAGGCTTAAACTTGTTGCGCGCTGCCTCTATTGCAGATTCTTGTTCTGCTTTTTGTTGAGCCCATGATTTTTCACGTTCTCGAATTTCTTTCTCTTTCCTTGTAAGAGCTGCGAACTTCGATGCCATTTTATCTTGAGGTTCAGTCACTGTAGGTGACGGTGTTTGGGACTCAGTTACCGCAGATTGCGGCGCTGCTTGTGTTTGCAAAATTGCTGATGCTACGTCAGACATTAAATCTCCTTGCTTAAAAAGAGAGACTGGCTCTCCATATATGTTCTAAGTGTTTTTTAGTAATTAGGCTCTAGGCATTAAATCAGATGTTGGCAAAGCTTGTGGAACTGCTTGAGGTGGCTGCGCCGCTTGCTGTGCTTCCATTTGAGCAGTATCCAACAAGTGCTTAGCATCGGACATCCACTGGCGTAAATTATCCATGATTTCTTCTGGAGCGCCTTCAACTCTACATTTCAAGTAAGTTTGCTGCATTCTAGTTATACCGTATTGCAAATTTTGAAAAGGTTCAGGTGTTTGATATTCCCCAGTATCAAGCATTAACTCAATCTGATTATCAATGTCATCGACTCCAGCGTTAATCATGTTATATTCGGACTTTAAATCTGGAAAATCAAGCAATTTCATAGATGCTTCTTTACTCAAGTAGCCAGCTTGAGTGAGTTCTTGAACTTCTTGTAGTCTAGCTGAAGGTGTTTGACTTAGTTGAGATGTTGGATAAATTTGTAGCATGTATTGGTCCTCGTCCATTTCAACATCTTCCCAATTAATTGTCTTCAGGAACGTTGACCCCGGAACCTTAACGCTATAATTATTTGTAGTTTTAGAAATTTCTTTAGCTAAATCAATAAGGATTTTTGAACCCTCAATAAATGTTTGCTCAAATTTTTTGGCATTAGAGCTGAAACGCTCTGTCTCAATTTCATAGTGCGTTCTCAAAGCTTTGCCAGAATTAAGTCCAGCAGGCTTTTGAGATTGTGCACTCATTTGACTTATTCCAACGATTTCATACGCCCTAGTATAAAGTCTATCCATATGTGAAAATAGTTCAGGTGGAATGCTACCTAATGGTCCGTACTCTGGCTTTGTTCCTGCATATTTAATGATTCCACCGATTTTATTATCTAAGTGTGTTGTAACAATTTTACTACTAGCTTCTATAAGTATTTTAGGAACACTAACTAAATGCATAGAAACTTGAATAGTTTTAAGTAATTTATTAATTTCTAATTGTAAGCCTGTTAGCTGTTCTGCAATCCCTTGACCGAAAAAGCCAAGCGGTTTTTGAGACCATTTAAAAAATACGAATGGAAAATAGCATTTATCATAAGACTCATTTACAAGGTCCGCATTTCCAATAGTAATAGTATGGCGACCATCTTTTTTATCTTTTCCCGAAGGCAGTCTCCAAGACTCAATTACTAATAGCATTTCTCCATTTTTATTTGCCGGGTTAATGTTTACGCTGTTTTCAGAAGTCGCAAATTCAATATCTTTGGCATATGAAGGGAAGCTGGCTTTAAGCACGTCTTTGTGAACCCACTTGGTTTGGTGCATTTGACGAGGACTACCATAATAAGCTTCATTATCATCAACTTTAATTTCATCTATGAATACTCGCTCTACTTTTATCTCATTATCTTCTATATAAAATTTTAATGCCCCAGTACCCATTATACAAGCATCTAAAAAAGCTTGCGCAGATAGTTCATAATAATTCGTAGCATAGAACTGACCTTCTACAAACTTAGTCAATTTTTCAGCTCTTCGTCTAATTTTAAAATCAGCACCATCTGTAAGAAAGAATGGACGAGGCTTATTTTTTGTAATTTTTGCAACAGCTGTGTCAACCATGCTTTGAACGATGTTAAGCGTTACCCTATTTTGAGTAGATGATGATGGCTCAGACCGTAAGTAATTGTATGCTGACGTTGTTTCATAACTCATGTTACCATATAGTCGCATATTACGAACGTTGTCCGCTTGCCTATATGATTGTTTAGTATCTAATGTACGAACATATGCAAACACGTCTTCAAACGCATTTGATTTTTTCTTCCACCATTGGCTTGCATTATTAAACATTTGTAATCCTATCTAACTGAGTAGTATAAATCTTCGTCTTCTTTATTTGTTTGCGGAGCTTGCGGCTCTTGAGGAAGCTCAACCATAGACACCGAATCAACAAATGCTAATTCTGAAAATTCTACCTCAAATTCTGAATTTTTAAATCTTTTAACTCTAAATTGCTGTAATAGCTCAAGAATTTCTTTCATAGGTCTCCCTCATAAGGTCTAACTGTTTTTATATAAAATCGTCATCATTGCCATAAATATCAAATACAGACTGTAGGTCAGAATCGCTAACATTATCATTCTCTCCAGCCATTTGTTTAGCTAGTTTCTCAGCTTCCTGCTCTTCTAGCATATCCATATACTCATTTGTATTTATTGCAGGCTTACTTACCTGCCCTATTTGGTAGTAGTGTTTACACTCTCTAAAACCATAAAGGACGGCGTCCCCAATATCTGTATGATAAATATCGCTAATCTCTCTTTTTCCAAATTTTGAATTATCCCAAACAACTAAGTTCGTATCTTGCTCAAATCTAGAACCTGCAAAGGTTTTAAATCGTCCAGTTCTCAAATCATCATTAAGTAGTTCAATAAATTCAAACTTACGGTGCTTGTCAGCTGCTTCAACGACTATACCGTGACGCTGCTTAATCTCTTCTTGTATTTTTTTGCCTAGAGCCCCAGCATCCATAACCATTTTTATAGGCTTATACTTGTCTCGTAAGCTCTTTATAACATCAACAAAGTCTGTAATTGTTTGGTGATTTTTTACAAATTCCTCAACTAAATAGACTTTATTATCAACATAATTATAACCCAAGACAGCAATTGCATCGCAATCATTCCATCCAATGTCCATTCCAAAAATGTAAACCATTTCTTGCTGTGGAAGTTGTGTATAAATGTTTATATTTTTATTAAATTTAAAAACTAATGCATCTTTATCTTCTACCCACTTACCATAAGTTTCCCTTTGATAACCAGCATCTGTTTCTTGTATTCCTCGAATGTCCCGCTCTTGCTCCAGCCTCTTATTTAAATCCTTCTTAGGAGGGTTATGCATGTGAGGATTATCAAATGCCGTCCAATGATAGTTTTTTATTTTTGGGTTTATGCTATATTCGTAAAATAAACCAGCTAATACAGGCCCAGGAGTTCCGGTAAGCCCTAGTTCCCCATTCAAATCTCGAAGCCCTGGTATTAAAATATCCTCAATCAAAAACTTCAAGTAAGGTCTAAACGATTGACACTCATCTATATAAGCCTTACGTAATTTCCATCCCCTATATTTCTCTATCTCACTTTCATCTTTAGCACCGCCGCACCGAATTTCGCTCCTAGTATCTAAAAATAATATACTTAGCCGTTGCTCGTCAATTTTAACATTTAGTTTGTAATCTTCGCAGATTTTCTTAAACTCATTCCAGATAATGTTTTTTGCGGACCTAAAAGTTAATGTTATGTATAAACAAACAACATCATATTCATTTGAGCACGTATCTACAAAGTCAGCAACTATCCCGGTACTTTTCCCAGCACGTCTAGATGTTACCGCTGTCTTAATAATTGATGTATCATTAATAAAATCTAATTGCTTAGGGAAGCAGAAATTACTTTTAAGAAATGTAGGCGCTTCAGCTGCTTTTTTCGCAGCCGCAGCCCTATGTTGTAGTTCTTTAAGAATTAATTTACTGCTCACATCTACCTACTTTTTAGATTTTTTATCCTCAGCTACATCATTAGACTTTTCATCTGGCTTTAAGTATCTAATATAGGCGCAATTATTAAAAGGCACTTCTGTAATCTCATTATCCATTTCAACCAAAATTCCATCAGCTGTCTTAGTGAGCACGCACTTTTTTATATACCCCAAGTCAATAGGCTCATGCTTAAGTGATGTTATGCCAGAACGGCTTCCAATTTGAACCCCTTGATAAAATTTTACGAATAGAACTTGTGTGTACAATGATTGTGGTTGTTTCATTTAATCTCCTTTTAAATTATTCTGTTACTAGTGGACAACTTGAGCGCTCTATTTTAAATGAGCCGAATGGCGTATTAACTTGCTCAGATTCATTTGCTCAATAAGTTCTTTTGAACATGATAGAGAAACGACTTCATCAGCTGCATTTTTTTCAACAGCTTCAAAGCCGTTAATCCAGTACTCATTAACAACTTTTTTCTTGTATTCCTCTAATGTTAGTTTAAGTCGTTTAGCATTATTCTTTTCCATTTGACGGACCATTTTTTTTGCGAATTCTAATCTAGATTCAAGCTCTCCATCTTCAAATTGACCTTGAACACCGCCACGAGCTCGATGAAACATCAAATACCCTGTTTCTAGAATATATCTACGTCCTGGCAAAGCCTCAACAATTGCAGATGCCATCGAAGCAGCACCTATTGTTACTGTATGAAGATTCGGAATAGTTTTAGCATATTCAATAAAGCGATTGCCGGAATCTATAGAGCCCCCTGGACTATCTAACACTACATATAGAGGATAAGATGCTGACCCTCTACTAAATACAAGCTTTGCTAGCTTTTTTTGAGCAGCAGCAATACTAGAATCGTCAATAACCGTTCTAATTGCTACATGGTTTTGTCTCGTTAAAAAAATATTTGCTGCATTACTTGCAAGCGGTAATAGGAACATTAAAATTGCTAATCTCATTTTGATTCACTTTCTTTATTTTGTTGTTTTTGCGTTTCTTTATACATTTCTAATAATATGATATTTTTAGCTTTAGTTTCTTCAGCATAATTACTAATTTTTATAACCATGTCAATTAGCTGATTTTTAGTCATACGCTTTATTGTTTTAATAGCTGTTTTCGAAAAACTCATTTAAAATACCTCATCTACAAGGCCAAACTTTTTACATTGTTCGGCGGTTAAATAAACATTTTTACCACTCTTAATTAATTTATTCCAGAATGCAATACTCTTACCTGTGTGCTCTGCTAGAATCTCTAAATATAAGTGCTCTTCTTTATTATTCTGTTCAATCTCATTATTTAAATCTCTAGTAATTAATTCAGGCAGTGCCAATTTTGTTTGGTGAAACATAAAAGTAGTGTACTTAGATGAACGACGAACATCGGCTGCACAAAAGATTGAAGTAGCTGCACTCATTATTTGACCGTAGGCTTCGATAATAATTTTACACTTTGAGCGCTGCAATCTTCCGATTATCGCATGTGCTGGATAAATCTCTCCACCGCCAGAACATAATTTAATTGTTACTGGTTCGTCTCCCCTTGCTTCTAAAAATGATAAACAAGCATCTATTCTAATTAACATCGCTTCACTAACATCTCCAAAAATAGAAAAACTTCTATCAGACAAAGACAAATTATGTTGTAACAGCGTATCTAATTCAAATTTATATAATTCTATAATGGCTTCATCGCTACTCATTTCTCAAGTCCTTTCTGTACACTAGATAGGGGTGATAGATTAAATTTAGTTTTTGCTCTAACTTCTCACATATAAAAGTTCTATGTGTGTAGCAACCTAAAATTTCTTTATCTCTACCAGCAACTTCTTGCATCGCATTAAATATTCCAAGCTCTCTAAAATCATTTTTAACATATGCCCAGTGAATAACAAATTGTCCTTCAATTTTTTCAAAAACTAAATAGCCGTAGATAATTGAAGAATCGTCAGAAGCTGACGCAACGACTACATCGCACCTTTTCAATAGCTCTTCAATAATTTTATGATGCTCACTAAAGTATATGGGGTTCTCAATTCCTTCAGTAATTCTTGATTTTCTGTAAGATTTAAGCCATGTATTAAATATAAAGCTTACATCCGATTCAATCATGTCTCTAATATCAATAGGTAATTTATTTGCCATCATATGCTCCTTTAATAGTCTCCATAACCACCTTCATCGTCCTCTTCGATAACAACTTGCTCATCATCTAAAGACTCGGTCCAAGTACACTTAATTTCTACTTGCAGGCTAGCGTCAGCATATTCGTCGTAAATACCGATGCCCGCCATAAGCTCATGATATGGAATTAAAAATTTTGTTTTGTATGATTTTTTTGTAGACGCGACCTGCGTCAAAATACTGTGCAAAATGGAATATGCCGCAGTCTCGCTTTTTATGTATTTAACATCTGACATTTTAACCCTTTCGCATATGGTTCAGTATATACGAAAGTGTTTTTTAAATTTAATTTTGCTTAATAATTTCAAGCCGTTATAGATTATTTCGATTGCGATTCTAGATTCCTAAGTAATTTCAACTACTTAGCTTAATCGCAACTAAGTAGATTCAGGCTTTGCCTCAATTTGAATCGCATTCTCAGATTTTTCAATCTCATTAACTTTACCTTGCGCTAGCGCAACTAGTTCATCTAAACTCATGTTAGCCAAATATTCCTCGACCCCATCATGTTTAGCTCTCTCACGTTCTTCCTTGCTTAAATCTACAAGAGATTGAACGTACGTCCTTAAGTTCTTAACCTCGTCATTATCTAATAAACCATTATTATGTGCTCTAGCGCTTAGCGTATTCACTTGATGCTTAATTATACCAAGAGCTTTATCAATAACAGCTTTAACGTCTGTCGTATCATTTACAACTATCTGCTTGTCTGCATATCTAGCAGGTCCTACAGATTTTCGTAATAAATGTTTAGGCGTCATAATAAATATCCTCAACGACTTTATAGTGCGTAATAAATCCCTCACAATCAACAATAGTCATATCATTATCCTGTAACCACGCTGACGGCAACACATCATACTTAGACAAGCTTATTAACTCGCAGGCAGCTGCTTTAGTTGCTTCATATCTAGCATGTGAGCATATTATTAAATTTCTCATTGCAGGAACTTCAAATTTATGCAAAATAGATAGCTCTTCTTGCATTTCGACATATTGTATCATTTTAAAACTTCTTTCTCATATAATATAGGCTGTTTTTTAATGTCCTCATTAACTTTCTCAACAATATGCTTAAAATCTTTAAAATTCTTATCAAAAGCAAGCAAGTGTAAACACGCTATAATTATTAGTTTTCGCATGGCTCCTCCTTAGATAATTCATAATCAACGTAGACACAGAACTCTTTTAAAAATTTATAATATTCATTATCAGATAAATCTAGTGGCGCTATAGTTGTATTGCCCTTATACAACAAACAAGAGGTAGCACGGTCTTCATTAAACATGATGTGTGCAGTATATGGTATTGATTTTAATACTAAGTATCTTGATTTCATAATATCTCCTTATAAGAAAAAATATTTAAATGCTGGGAACAAAATTAATATCATAATTGATGAAACTAACGCAACATCTTTTACTGTATTAATTGATTTATCAGACGGAACCAATGATAATAAAGCTTTAAAAGAATGATATAATGAAAACATAGTAACATTGAGAACAGCTGGAATAACATACCTAATTGCAAATACTCCTAAAATGATACAAACATATAAACCGATAAAAAATAAAGCGATTGAGATTAACATATTGCCTCCGTACCTTACTATATATGCTAGAGGCGTGCCAGCCCTATACTTGTTAAAGGGCACTTGAACCACCATAATTGACTATATTCCATACACATGTTAAACAATTTACAACATAAGTATTAAAGTAAGATGCTATAAGCAATTAAAATAGGTTTCGGCATTGGCACCTATTTCGCAGTATCTATTTTCAACAAGGAGCACAAATGAAACTACTTATTAAAAGAAATAATATACAAGGTGTCAC